GGTAGGACCCGTTGCTCCAGTAGCACCAGTTGCTCCGGTTGCACCAGTAGCTCCATCCGCCCCAGGAGGTCCAGGAGGTCCGACCAGCGTCCCACCATCTACGATCATCATCGTAGCCTTGATCAGAAAGGCGAGAACACAGTAAGGCGGCATGTTGTTATGCGCATTATCAGCATTACGGGCGGTCAGAGCATGGCCGTGCCCGCCCGCGTCGGAGGTATCCCGAAGGCCGTCGAACTGCGCGAACAGTTCGGGGACCCTGCTGTTGGGCTCGACCGGAAGACCGGGCCAGTTGTCTGTAGTCCCGGTGTTGTTCGCCACCCCTGTGTGGGTGGTGTGATGGTGGTTGCCAGCAGCAACAACGGATCCATTTCCATTCACACCAGATTCAGCACCACTCAACAGGTGATTCTCTTCGCCAGACATTGCTCCAAAGGTTTTCGCACCCTTTGAGAATAGGAAACGATCTCGCAAGTCTGGAACCTGAACCACACGATTCGGAGCTACTCCAGTAACGTGCCATAAAGGATTTCCAAGAGCAACTTCAGCAACCGCATACTCAGTTAGCTGCGGATAATCGGGTTCATTCACCGATTGACCGTTTGCCACCAAATATCCCTCAGGAACTACCTGAGATGTGTGGGTAATGACCGATCCAACCGGGCTCGTGTCGAAACTGGGCGCTCGAACATTACCAGCATCGTAGGTAGAGCTATCATGCTTTGTGATGATTAGGTGATCGTCAACGATCGCTGTCCCAACAATTGTTCCATCGATAATTTCCTGCATTCTTTCGGCAGTAAGACCTGTAACTGTAGCCATTGAAGACCTCCTATTCTATTTCGGGTAGTGGATTTGGTGTGTCTGTAATGTTGTACGTGTCAGGATCCAAATATGTTGCATCTGCATGGTCTATCTCGAATATAGTTGGATCATCGCCAGGAGGAGCAATGAAATCATTGCCACTATCTATAGCGGTCCACGTACCATCACCATTATCCACGATAACAAGACCCACAAGTTCGTTAAATATATGACGAACTTCAAGAATAGATGGGAAATGTGGCTCTGTAGTATCAGTTCCGTAAAGAGTATCCTCGAGAAGCTGAAGCGAGGTCGGATCGGCCGTATTCGAATTGATCGAAATTTGGGTACTGGCCCGTCTTTCGTATACTGTTTGTGGAATACCACTAAGAGACCAGCTAAATTCGCCAGGTTCTATCGGATTCTTGATTGAGTCGTATTTGAAACTATCAGGAATTGCTGAAAGATTGTAAAGCAGACGAATTACGTACCCATAGTCCTCATCTAGATCGGTTCCTATCTTTGTCCGATAGGCCAAGTTGAAAAGTTCGGGGGGTTGCTCGTGGACAAACAACCCGCCAACAAGTTCCTGCACACCCAAGCAGCGCTCGAACTCATCTGGGTAAGTAAACGCGCTTAGTTTTCCTACAAAATCTCCGGGGGTTACATGCTCTAGAAATTTTACCCCATCCAAATAGTAAGATTTAACTTCGGAATTTGTTCCATCGTCCATACTGGTAAGACCATTCCACGCAACTACAGTTCCGTCTTGTAATCCGAGAACGCCCTTATCAATACCTGTTTGATAGAATCTTTCACCAACTTGATCCCACACTAGAGATGTCATGCCACCCCCTTTCTATCCTTTGGTGCCCAATCTCTTTCGACGCTGGGCATTGAGGTCTCGATTTCGCCTAGCCAGCTCAGCCTGGCTCATCTTCTTTGGCTTCTCCGCCTTAACGCTGCATACACGGATCAAAGTAAATAGCCGATTAAGATGCCAGTATTGACATTCAAAAGGAATGTTGAACACAACCAACCAGTAATAAATAATCTCTGCGGTTACAATTTCCTTCTTGGTTTGTGGAGCTTCTTGTAACTCGTAAACTGTAGTAGCTGTCATCTTCGCATCAATGTATTTGTGAATGGTTTCAACATTCTTATCGCTGAGTTTGGACCAAAGATCCTCTGGAACATTGGGTGTCAACGTCATTGCCTTGATGTAGCCAAGAATTTCGTCAAAACTTTTTTCTTGCTTCTCATCAAGGAATGGCTTTTCAAATTCTGACTCCCATTTTGAAAGAGAGACCAGAGAATGCTCAAGCTCAAGAGTAACGTCACCAATTGTGACAAACTTTTTTTGAGCTTCGTCGAATGCTTCGACGCCAGGAACAACAAGTGTGAGCATTCCCCGGCCTCCTTTCAATTGTCTTAGACTCGCTCGAACTCCCAGTTGGTGTCACCCTGGAGAGTATTGCCAGCGGTCGGTGTTGCATCGATCTCCGCCGTATCGCCAACAGCGATTGCGGGCTGAGCACCGGGCGCCTTGTTGACACCGTTGACCTTCCACTGCACACCGGCAACGGCCGGGAGCGTAACAACGCCAGTACCGTTGACGAAGGTAGGCTGGTTCGCTGCCAGACCCATGTTGACGACCGTTGCAGCGCCGCCAAGAAGGGTAACAACCTCGTCCGGAAGCGGCAGACGGGCATCACTACCCGAATCGCCATACAACTCAGCCTCCAGAGCAGCGAGATCGGCGGGATCAACCTGTGTCGAGTCGATCACGATCAGCGAAGTCGGTCGTCCACCAGACCAGGCAACCGGCACGGTGGCGAACTCCCAGCTGAAGGCAATAGCCTCAGGCGAATCATTGATCGAGGCGTAAGCCTTCTCCGACGGCGACGCCGTGGCGCCGTACACCAGATGCAGCTTGTAGCCGTGATCCGTTCCGTCAACATCGTTGCCCAAGCGGGTACGGAAGCAGAGACCAAATTGCTTCCGAGTCTGCTGGCCAACAGAAATACCGGCCGCAGGCTGAGCAGTACCATCGTTCAGCCCAAACTCGTCCGGGTAGGTGAAGGCCTCAATCGTTCCGCCGAACTCTTCGTACGAATACAGNTTGAGGTACTTGATGTTGTCTGCGTACTGGGGGTTAGCCTCAGCGCCAGACGGAGTTTCTGTTACGGTTGTCAGACCGTTCCAAGCAAACCCCTCGTCGTAGTTCCCGGACCCGTCCGGGTGNTATAGAACACCACGATCGACGCCCGTCTCGTAAAGACGCTCGCCAACCAGATCCCATTCAAGGGCTGTCATCTGTCTAGTTCCCTTTCCCTTTAGAAGAACACTTGGTATACGTCATGGTTGAGACCGTCTGCCGCGAAGAATCTATTAAAAGTACTCATTGGCAGCTCAGCCACTTTATCTGGAATTTCGCTGTCAGGATCTCGGTCTATGACCGTCACCATATACCGCTTGGTAAGACTAAACGGCTCGTTATCCGCGAATTTGCTATCCAAGAAATCCCTGTTGTAGACAATACACGGATATTCCATCCTCACATTCTCAGGAGGTTGGAAATATACATTCGGTGTAATTGCTGTAAGGATGTCATGGAGCTGCTGGCGTGGGGCCATTGTACACCTCCCCTAACCTAAGCAGAAGACGGGGTGCCTGGACTTCCACATCAGTGACAGTCCAAAGCAACCCCGCCCATTCCACGTAACGAATGGCAAGAAAATGGTCATTAGCGTATGCATCAGCCACAATACTGATCTGATTAGATACACTGAGATCCTTATTCACCTTGTCTGCTTCGACAAGCTGTCTTGTGTCTCGAATTACGTCGCCCGAATATGTATATTCGGTGATGACGTCTTTGTATACACCGGCTCCGGTATCTACAGTCTCACCGTAACCGACTCGACCATGGAACCTTGCCATTTAGAACCTACCTTCAGGCCGGACGATCGAATGTCCACTCGTCGTGGATGTTATCCTCGAAGTAGTGAGTGGAATCCGGCTCCGCGGTAATTGTCAGCGAATCGCCAGGTGCGACAACGTACGGAGAACCTGCCGCGTTCACAACCGCGTCAGTATCGGTGCGCTTGTAGACCACACCCGCCGTATCGTTGATCGTCACTTCACCGGTATCCGGATCAAAGTCCGGAGCTGCCGGGGCAACCAGCGTGTCACCAGACTCCGCACGNCGNACAACAATCGCCGAACGNATCTTCGTCAGGGCACCCGAAAGACGNGTCTCGATCAGGTACTTGTACTGGTTGTANTCGATGTCGAAATCGTCGAAGAACGCAACATCGCCGCCGCGATCGGCACCCAGCGAGTAATCGTTCAGGTTGACGATAATACCAACGACATCGGGCTCGTCCTCCATGACCTCAACGGTCACGATGTTGGTCACGCCCAGCTCCGATGCGAGATCGGAAGCCGTACGGTACATACGACGACC